GGGATCGCAGCATCCTCCTCTAGAACAATCGTATACCGCTTGGGAGTTTTCACCGCAGGTGGCGCATCGGATAACTTAGAACGTGAGTTGCGCGGGGCCAGCTCCTCAGTATCCTCAGGAAGCATCGTGCTCATTTCTTACTCTCCTCTGCTTTCTCCTCCTCCTCACTCTCTTGAACCGCTGCATCAAAGCTGCTGGCAAAATCGTCCTTTTTGGCCGGTATGATCTTAGTGAGGTTCTTGGTGATGAACGCGATGACCTCAGCCTCATCGTCGAAAACAAACTCCACCTCTGGGTCTAACCAGGGCCCATCGGATTTCTGATTCTTGGCGACGATCGCCGGGTCATCCATGCAGACAGTGAAGCCGTTCTGCGCCCGCTCAATGCGTATGCTGTTCATCGTTCACACCCTTGGTGAGGCGCTGCCTTGAAGCATCATACCGCTCCGACGCCCATACAGCGACAGGATTTGCTTGGGGGATGGAGAACTGCCGTACGCAGCACCAACGCCATCCGCCAAGCCATAAGCAAGTGCATTGTATACCGTCCATCCAGACGCCAACCCAGCACCATTGGCCTGTCCGAACGAGAACCGCATCCCAGTGGTCGAGCTAACAGCAGCCGCGTCGCCAGTGCTAGGAGCCTGACCAATGGAACCCGCACCAGCCGCCAGATTACCAATGCCCGCAGCAAAACCAACACCCTGGAAGATCGACCCGCCGACACCAGTCGCTGCGCCTGTACCGCCCGCGCGCGCGACGACCGCCCCAAAGGCTGCACCGACGGCGCTGCTGGTCCCCTGCGCCAGCCCGGCCGAGGCAAGAAGTGGCGCGCTAACGCTAAAGGCGCTACCAACGCCTGCCGCCGCCCCTGCAGCAACCTGGGGCATCTCCGCAACAGCATCACCGGCACCGATCGCCAAGCCAGTTGATTCGGCCTCAAAGGCGTACTCTGCAAACGCATTCCCGAAGCCGTTAGCCACCCCAATGGTGGCGTTGCCCGAGACACCGAGAGCGCTGCCGAAACCCGGCGCATGCGCCGCCACGCCAAACTCGAACTGAGACACTCCGGCCGCGCTGCCAAAGCCCGCAGCAACGCCCACCCGGCCAGATGCGGACACGCCGGCCGCGTCACCGTGACCGGTTGCGAACGCCGCCACGCCGGCAATAGACACGCCGGCTGCCTCGCCATAGCCGGCGGCGAAGGCTGCCACGCCAGAAGCAGATATCCCGATGGCGCTGCCAAAACCATCTGCGGCTGCGGCCACGCCGAACGCCGCCACGCCGGATGCGCTGCCAAAGCCAGATGCAAACGCCGCCACACCAGACATGGACGGCGCCACGGCGTGCCCGGTACCAGCGGCAAAAGCCGCACCAACAGCTTCTGTAAGGATCGCAGAGGCACCATCGGCGGAACCTGCTCCGCTTGCTGCCGCAAAGCCGGCTGACCCGGCAACGCTCGACGCCCGAGCTGACCCAACCCCGTCCGCGTGACCCTTGACCTTCTTCGGCTTGCCGCCAAGAGTCGTACTAAAAGAGGAAGCAACACCGGTACCAACCGCGCGCCCGCTAGCGTAGATGGTTTGCGCCAGCGTACCGCCAACCGCCGAAGCCGCACCAACACCGTTCGCCTGACCAACTACGAACTGAGCGCCAGACCCAACCGCCGAAGCCGCACCAACACCGTCCGCCTGACCAACTACGAACTGAGCGCCAACCACCACAACACCGCCAACGCCGGCCACGGTACCGACCGCGCTGACCATGGTAACGGTGAGGATGAGCCCGGGGAGGCCGCCAATGCCCGCCATGGCTCACACTCGCTGTCTGGCAGCGTCCATCCTGGATTTGACGATATCAGGGTCTGTCACGCCGTCTGCGTAGCACTCCTGCACCGCATCGGACATCGCCTTCTCGATCGCGCGCGCCAGCGGCGCGTTCGCCTCCGACAGCGCCTTGACGCTAACGCCAACCGCCGTGACCTGATGCGGGTAGAGACGAGCTGCCTTCGGCCTCCACCAATCGGGTAAGCCCGAGGGGAGCCCTCGTTCAGTCAGCCAAGCATGCGAGTAACAACGCAGCTTAAGCGGAACGGTCTGGGCTGTAGTGCGCGCGTAGTGAATCGTCACCAGCACTTCTTCGTTGTTCTTCGGCTGAGGCAGGTGCGGGCAAACGTGGAACCACAGATCGCAAACCCCGACGACGTCGAGTTCAATCAGACATCGTCGGAAGGCATCCGCATGGTTCATTCGAGCGCCTGATGACCAACATTGTGTGAACCACAGTCGAGACAGACCATAGCTGAGTGCTTACCATGCTTACCATGACGAAGCTGGAGATTTTCGGGTCGGTTATCGGTCTTGTCACCGTTGATATGATGAACAGTCTCGTGCGGCCCCAACGGACGGCCGAGTTTGCGAGCAAGGACTAGGCGATGTTCGAGGACGTACGATTTCTCGCTACGCATTGACGCCATCGGATCGTTATCAGCAACCCAGGCATAGACGTAACCATGATGAACATAAGTACCGCCCTGCCAGTGCGGACTACCAGGACCAACTGTCCCCGATCGAACAAGATCGGGAAACTTATCGTTCATCAAATGCATAATTGAATTTTCATGCCGACCAGTTCGCTCTGCAACTTGCTTAAAAGTCATCCCACTTGCGTACATCGCCCTAGCCTCTTCAATCTCAGCCGCAGTCATGTGCGGTTTTGGCCCACGAATGATAACACCAGCTTGTCTTAGAGCATCAAGAACCGTAATCGTTGCACATGAATATTTTACCGCAAGATCACTAGCAGGCATTCCCTGCTCATACTCGGCAACAAGTCGATTGAGAGCGTCACCTTTAAACTTCCGTAGATGCTGGCTGCGCGCCTTATCCGTATCCACACCATTCTGCGCAAGAACGCGATAAACCGTCCTATCATTGAACCCTAATTGCTTCGCGACTTTACAACCGTTCCCCAATTCTCGGTACAACGCCACAATCATTGCATCAGTTTCTGCACTTGGTCTGTAGGCCATTCTAGGTCCCTTCTGTTTGCTGTAGCGGCAAACATTATAGTAAGGACCTGTACTTGTCAACTTTCGTGAAATCTGAGCTAAGTCATTGAAAATTATGACAAAGTTATGGTTGTGGCCGTCGTCAAAACGGGCGTCACCCCGCTCCCACAGACGATATTCGGCGTGACCGTGCCGCTCCAAAGGATCGGCGTCGCACCGGCACCGGTCTTGCCGGTGCTGAAATTGGTCACCGTGCCCGAACCACCTGAGCCAGCAGGGAATGTAATGTTAGAGACCGGCGAGCAGTTTGCGGGCCCGACGCCCGTCACGGTCCACCCACCTGTCGCGCGCGCCACGCTCGCGCGCGCATAGCCCGTATAGGCTACCTCGCTGGTTGCCTGGTTGCCGCCCGTACCTGGGTCGGCCGTGTGCAGCGCAATCGAGATGTTAGTCTGAGGGCTAGCCGCCGCGTTATCCGCATAGTTTGCCCATGCGGTAGCGTTGTAGATCAGCTGCAGGATCGCAGTCTCGGTCGCACCAGCAATGGCCATCGTTCACCCTTGGACGTGGAAGCAGATCACCTTGCCGGTGCCGACCACCGTAGCTGATAAAGTGACGTTAGTATTACCAGCTGGATCAGAGGTGATACTGACACCACCACTGGTATCAACAGACAAGGCAGCAGCTGCAGATTTGAAAGTGTTGGTCGCTGGCATGCCCAACTGCCAATGCCATAACAGCACACCAGTCACGTCAGCAATATCGACCTGCAACGCCTGGAACCCGCAGTTGATCTGCACCGGGTTGCCAGCCGACGTGAAATAACCAAAGACGTCGTTTGTTATGACACTGGCTTGAACACAGTTACCGATCAGGTTTCCCGGCCCGGTATACGTTGCCGGAAAACTGGTCGTATGTAGTGAGGCATCAATGATCTGAGTGGCCATGAAGAACTCCTCACTTTGCCTTGGACTTACTTGCCGGCGCGACCGTAACGTCAATCTTGGGCTGGATCACCATGACCTCGATCGCCGCCTCTGCCCACGCACCGCTATCGCTCACGATGGCGGCTTCGATCGACGCGCGCCCGGGCTCAGCCGCCGTCAGTGCGGCACTCGTCGGGTCCTTGTCGTCCGGCACGATCGTCACCGATCCCGTCGATGTCCATGTGGACGACGCAATATTGATGGCGCCACCAGCCTCATCCGTGAAACTCACCTTCACCGTCCCGGTGTCGCCGACATTCATCAGCGTAGGCGGGGGCGGCCCATCATACGGCGCGGGAGCAGCACCAGTCTTCGGGTCGGCCTTAGGTTGCGCATGTGTCGCAGGATGATCGGCCACGTGAAATCTCCTCTACCGTCGCTGACAGTTTACGCCGTCGCGGTGACCTCCAGGCGAGCCATGAACGCATCCTGCAGAATCCATGAAGAACTCCTCACCTTGCCTTCTTGGACGGTGGCGCAACCGTAAGGTCGATCTTACCTACAGAAGGCGTGCCCGTCTGAATCACCATAATATCGACAGCCGCTTCTGCTGGCGCACCACTATCACTGGTCACGTCGGCTTTGACGTGCGCACGTCCAGAAGCAGTCGCCGTCAACGCGGCGCTCGTCGGGTCCTTGTCATCCGGCACCAACGTCACAGGTCCCGTCGATGTCCAGGTCACTGACCCAAGCGTAACGTCGGCACCGTTCACATCCGTGAAGCTCACTTTAGCCGTCGCAGTACCGCCAACCTCCATCTGCTGAGGCGGTGGAGGCGCATCGTCATGCGGTGCAGGCGCGGGAGCGGGACCAGCCTTGTGCGGATCAGCCTTAGGTTGCTCGTGAGTCGCAGGATGATTGGCCACTTGAAATCTCCTTATGCCGTAGCGCAGACTTCCAATCGCGCCATAAAAGCATCCTGCAGAATCACAGTGCCTGTATAGAGCTTCCAGCCGCAGGTTCCGCGCTGCGCCAGCGGGTCGCCCGGCGCCGGCTTGGGATTGACCACCATCGGGGTCATTGAAGACTTACCCTTGAGCGGCACGAGACCGAAAGCATCGCGTCCAAAGTATAGAACAGGGTAGACGTCCCAGTTCACGCCACCAGTTGAGCGGTAAGTCGTCCCACCGCTGGTCGCGGCGCCGGCATTGATAAACGGTGCGATCACCGTCGAGCTGAGATAGCGGCATTGCTCGACCGAACCGATCTCGCCCTCAAACGGACTCGTATGTGGGCCGTACGACGCGACCGGAATGAACCCGGTTATGTTGCGGATGTCGGTCTCTAGATCAGGGTGGACGAGACCGAAGTACGCAGCTTCCACCGACTTGGTGCTGAAGTCGGGGTTGGACGCCACGACCTGGGAAATCTTCTTGGCGTTCTGCCGGTTGAGCCCAGTCGACACCCGGCGCTGATCGGTCAAACTGAGAACACCAGCAACGTTCGCGCGCCCCGCAACCAGGTTCTGGTACCAGACGTTGGTGCCCGCCTTGAGTACGTTGAACCGTAGAGTTTCGACAGTGACCGCCGCTTGCTCGCCGAGAATGTCGGTCGACTGCTGCAGCACCGGATCGGTATGGGTGTCTTCGATTACGTCAGTAATGGTGATATAATCGCCGTACTGGTACAGCTGTACCGTATAATCCTGGTTAGCCAGCATAGAGCCTGCAGGCGTCACGCCTTCGACAAGGGGCGTCAACGCCAGCGGGATGTAGAACGGTTGCCCGGCGCCGTTGGTGCCTCCAGCATCCGGACCGGCTGCGCCGGTTGCTCCTTGAAGGAAGTAACGCCTGAACTTGGCGGTCTGCGTCGAGTTGGTTGGCAAGGGATAGGTCTGCCCAAATTTCTCGATGTGCAGGTAAGGCATTGCACGTTTTAACATACGTACAACGCTGTATGCAGCCACCGCGGGAGATATATCGCCGTATGAGGTCACCGCGACCATTATACTCTCCTAAGTTGTACGCGCGAACTCGCCATGCAGCTCTTTAGCCGCGCACACATAAGCCGCTGCCGCATCTTCCGGTGAATTGAATAGACCAAGAGATTTTTGTTTCCCCAAATACCCGATTCGTGCCCACCCCTGTCTCAGGATGGTAGGTCAGCCAACTTTTAAGTGTTGCTTGGTCCATCTTAGGACGCCTTAGCGAACTCGGCAAAGGCACTGTCAAAGTCGGTTGGAGGTGCGACTACGTTGGTGCGCTTAGTGCTCACCGGCGCGAGACGCGCAGCGGCAGCTGCGAGCGCAGGATTCACAGGGGCAGGGGCAGCAGGAGCAGGTGCAGCAGGGGCAGCAGCAGGTACAGCCGGTGCCGGCTGGCCACCATGTGCTGGCTGAATTACCTGCATGTCCTGCTTATACCGGTTGATCAAATCGACGACCTCAGCCGCCGTCCCTGATTTGATAACAGACTCATAAGCTGAGCGCAAATACGCAGGTTGACTGGCCGCCCAGGAAGTCAGCTGACCGGCGACGTTATCGTAGTCGGTAACCGCCCCCTGCAACTCAGACAGCTGCGAGCGGTCAGCCAAGATGTCGATGGTCCGCAAGTAAGGCGCCATCGAAGAAGCAATATCAGCGTACATACGACGCGCAACTTGCGCCGTAATGCCCCGGAGCATCGTCTCAGTAGCCCGGGCAACATCTGGCCAATCAGTGTAAAATTGCTGTAGCTGAGTCACCTCCTCAGCATTGAAGAGCGGCGGCTCTTGATAATGCGGCTGTGACGGAGGCTGCGGAGGAGGCTGCGGAGGAGGCTGCGGAGGAGGCTGTACCGGCTCTACTGGTGGTTCAGCCGGCGGCTTAGGTGCAGGCGCAGCCGCCTGCGCGGGCGGCTCAGCCGGTGCAGGTTCAGCCGGTGCAGGCTCAGCAGGCTTGGGCTCAACCACCTTCGGTGGCGTTACAGCTACCCGAAGCTGATCCGCCGCTTCGGCAGCCGCAGCCTCGGCGAACGCCGTATCGAACGGGTCGGGTACTGAGGATGCGGCTACTAGGGGCTCTGGTGCCGGAGCCGGTGCAGGCGCCGCAGCTGGTACGGGCGCCGGGGCTGGCGCAGGTGCGGGCTCAGGTGCCGGGGTTGGCGTAGGCGCCGCGGCTGCGGCGCGCGGAGCACGTGCCATGGATCAATCTCCTACTCAGGCGGCGTACGTTCACCCGATAGATCGGTTAAAAGCTTCTCGAACGCACGCGCCTCTCCTTGCAGAAACGGTACATCATTGAGGGACGCCTTGACCAGCTTGTTCCGGCATAAGTCCAGGCGGACCTGGAGCAGCTGGCATAGGGCCATTAGCTCCGGGGCCGATCGCGCCTGCTGCAAGCGCCGCAGCAAGGCCGCCTCCTGCTGGCGCTCCTTGCGGGGCTGCGGGGGATACTCCAGCGGCAGCGGCTCTTGCAGACTCATCTTGCAATCCTTTCTCTAAAATGCTCAGCGCCGTATCCACCAGCTGAGCGTCAGCATTGGCGGTGTTCTTCTGTCCCTGCGCAATGTTCTTGAACGCATCACTCAATATCTTGCGCAAGTTGGCCTCCATGAGCTTCTGCTGCTGATCCTGCTGCTCCTGCTGTTGCTGCGACGCAGCCTGCTGGCGCCGGCCCGCCTCGTCCTCGGTCACCAGGATGTCGTCCATATCCCTGGCCTTGATCTGCGCCTCGGTAAGCTTGCGCTCATCGACGTGGATCATCTGCTCGGGCTTGAGCGTCTGCACCAGCGAATCAGCCTGCATACCGCGCAGCTCTTTAGCCATGAGGCTAGTTGCACCACGAGCGACCACGTCATAATCGCCGTCAGGCGCCTGATTTGGATTGAACACCCGATTAAATAGCACCATGGAGTTGATCACACTCTGGGTGAACGTATCGAACGCACGAATGACATCTTTGAATGGGAGCGCCGCATCACCACGCAGCATAGAGGCGCCCGCCGCAGTACGTAGCGGCTCAGAAGGTTGGTGCTCCATGTCACCGCCGGTCGCCGGACCGACGAAGGTTTCGCTATCGGCAAAACGAAGTCCAAGCTCTACGACCTTGAGCAACTCGTCCAAGTGAGCGTCGATTTGCACATTGCGCACTGCCGGCCATTGCGCTTCAGGTCCAGAGCCTTCGCGATACCAAACCTTGTACGCAGAGATGGCGCTCAAATCCTGATCGAGACGCAACAAGTCAGTGTTGAGTTCGAGGTTAGGCCCACACACAACACTCGCATTATCGAGCAACATGCGTGTCGCGGCGGCGACCATCATCTGTGAATCGCGAATAGCTTGCGGGAGCCCAAAACCAACCGGTGATGTGTCGTCCTCATCAAACAAAAACGTATGGATCATCTTCGGTACGGGTACCGTCGGCATCTCCTTAACAAGCTCTTCCCAAGGATTAAGCCTAGCACCAATAACATTTGCGTCGAGCATCCAGATTTCCGCATCAACGTAATCGGAAAGCTTGTCTACCGACACTTCTACACCAACCTCCTGAAGCATCATGCCGTCAACTGCGCCGTGCCATACCAACACCTCGTACTTCATCGTCTCAGTCTTCATCTCGTTGACATTGACTTTGACGCCCATCGCTCGCAGCTCGATCTCGAATTGCTGCGCGCGATAATTACCGATGGGGTAACGAGTTAGATAGGAGTCGATGACATTCTGGAAAAAATCAGGACGCCCGCCAAGTTCTTTTATTTGCGTCTTGCTCATGACAAGACGCACAAAGTATCCATCCATGCCCTGCAGCGTCTTGGCACTAAGGTCAGGGTAGAAGTCCCAGACCGGAAGAAACTCAAAATAGGGTTTATAGATAACTTGCTTCACTGGTTTCACCAGTGGCACCGGCGGCTGACCTTGTGGCGGCGCTCCGCCGTTCATCGGGGGACTCCCCTGCCCGCCGTTCATCGGGGGACTCCCCTGTCCGCCTGTCATCTGCGGTGACGGGGCGCCCCCATTGATCGATGTCGGACCTACTGACGGCAACGCCCCACCCATGGGTGGTGCCCCTTGCATAAGCCCGTTTGGTCCTGGCGGCTTTTGTACTTTCCACGTCACAGTCTCCGATTTACGCACAAACGGCCCGCGCAGGACACCAAGCCCATAGATGATCCCTGACCTGATCACTGCGCGGTTGAGCGCAACGTAATCCAACGCCTGATGCCCACCTAATTCCTGAAGCTGATCGTCAATCAAGGTGGATAGTTTATCGGCACGCAGGTCTGCGTAACGATCCAAGGCCTCCGTTACATAGCCATTGAAGGCGTTCGTATCACTCGGATCAGGCGAAGGCACGCCGGCGAGTTGGTCTTTTTCCTGAGCCAGATTGATCGCGTCCTGGACTTCCTTGGATGTAATATCAGGCCACGGTGCAGCATGAAGCTCCCAATTACGCTCGTTGCCCTGGAACATCAAGTTCATAATGCGCGCAAGGACGCTGATACACTTGGTCCTGGTCAGCTTAGGATAAGCCTTCGACCGATTAGGGCTGAAAGATTTCTCCACCTCAGGATCGTAAAGTCCGAGATACTGACGCTGGTTGGCCAACCATCGCAATTCGACAACCCTTCTGTCGGACACATATTGAAGGAAAATCTGATTAAAACGCTGACCTAAAGTACGCAAAGCTTCTGATGAAATGCGTTTTACAGGCGGGTCGCTTCCCGCAGCAGCCGCATCCTTGCCAGGAGTAGGCGTAGGAATATCCAGCGTCGGCGGTTTTAATGCGGGGTCTGGGTATGCACGAGCTGTGCCGTACTGCCGTTCTTGGTCTGAAGTTGGAGTAGCCATCAGCGTCAGCTTGTTTGCGATACTTGAGTTTTATCGTAAATTGAAACACCGCCATCAAGAGCCTGAATCGTCTTGCCGAGTCGCATCGAAGCATCTTCCAAATGACGATAGGCAAGCATGGCATTGGCGTTAGCTTCGTCCGGCGCCTGTTTGTCAATCAGGCTATGTACGTGCTCTGCCAATGTCTTCAGCTGGCGGCGTAAAGCTTCGCAATCTGTAACATGCATCATCTCACCTCACATGATAGCTGTTGCGCTCCGGCTGGCGTTGCCACGGCACACCCTGGCGCCGGGCTGCTAGACTGCCTATTGGTAGACGATATCGCGTCTCACGTTGGCGGTCACGATGGAAGAACCTGCAAAGATAGCCGAACGCATCTCCGGGATGGGAGTAGGCATTCTTCTCGGGGTCGGTCCCGCGGAGCGTCTCGCGCTTGAGGTCAGCGGAATATCTCCAGCCGCCTTTGAGCGCGCGGATCAAGACCTGACACGATGGATCAATCTGCAACGCCGCTCGTCCCTCG